ACGGTACACGGGCTTGCTGTAGCACCTTCGACAGGTGTATTGCGACAGCCTGTGCCGTAGCGATTCGAGTGACTCTCCTCTTGCCCTCGCCGTGCCGATCATTCATCGATCCAGAGCAATCGATCAAGATCGATATCGCGCTGGTCTCAGCCTCGACCAACTCCCTGCGAGAGAAGATATTGCTGCTACCAGCCGCAAACCTCGTCAGCGCTCTACGATCAAGCCTGCCTGACTCTTCCCGGCTCGACCAGCCCACAAAGTCGAGCGACTTGAGCAACTTCCTCAAATTGTTTGAGGTAACTCCCAGTCCGCTAGGCTTGTGCGCCAGCACTTCGCTGTATGTGTAATCGCATTGTTCTTTGTGCAGTTCCATTTTATTCTCCTAGTAGAAACGCAGTGATTCCCTTGTGGGCTTGCCGATGCTGGGTCTTGGTTGAAGCACGTCAGCCAAGGCGGTCAGAGGGGTGAAGCGACTGGAGATCTTCTCGTCAGGCTCAATGCCCCGACCAATCTCTTCGCTCTCGCCATCTGGGTGAGGGTCATCCTCTCCCTTGCCCTGCCCCTGCCCCTCGCCTTCGCCCTCGTCTTGCCCCTCGTTCTCATCTTGCCCCTTGCCCTCGTCCTCGCCCTTACCCTCGTCCTCGCCTTCGCCCTCGCCAGATTCTGGCTTGCCCTCCGGCTTGCTCTTGGGTTCTGGCTTGTCTTTGGGCTTGTCTTCGGGCTTCTCTGCCTGTGTCTTCTTCAGCCTGCGATACAGTTCAATTGCAATCTTCGCAATCTTCTCCGTGTTCTTGGCTCGACGTGCAGCAACTAAAGCCCATACGATATCGTCAGCATACCGCGACCGTGGGTAGACAGCAGGAGCGTCTAGGTTGTAGCCGTTTAAACGCCGCCCTTCGATAGCCAGTTGGAACGGGATGTTCTTAAAGTCGTCCGGCTCGACGTAGCCATCCTCCAGCACATTATTGACCAGCGACTCGAACAGGGCGCGGCTGTTCGGTGCGTAGCCCGACTTGATCACCCGCCATTCGATCCTAGGATCTTCAAGCCCATTGATCAGGTTCCCGACATATGCGCCATGCTTCAGTCGTGCCAAGTCCCAAGGCTCGTTCTGGGTGAACCAGATATGCCCCAGTTCATGCAGAACATACCCCAACAGGTCGTTAAACAGCGCGACCTGTACGTCCTTGGTCTCGTCAACCGCAGGCAGAATGATATGCGCTTTTCTGCCATCGAACCGAACACCAGCAGTCTTCCCAGCCCATACGATATCCAGCGCCCAACCAGTCTGACCGGAGGCGCTTAACACCCGTTCGAGTGTAGCCTCAAGCCCCCTCTTCGCATCAAGTGCTAACATTAGACACCTCCCAGAGATTGTTTAAACGCTACGATATCGATCTGAGCATTGAACACGCCACGCAACTCAGGTTCACAGTCAGCCGGGAACTTGTTGATGATGGCGTTAACGAAAGCTTGCTCAACAGGCAAGCCCTTCTTGACAGCCCTTGCCCATGCAAATAGTTGGCGCAGTGACGGAGGCTGAGTCAACAGTCCTGCCCTTGCTTTCTCACGCGCTACATTCGCAAACTGGACGATGGCAATCGCGGCATCCAAAGGCAGAGCCGTACGGTTGATGATTAAATTACATTCGTCAGCCGCAGACAGGTACTCGAATCGCAGAGTGAAGCTGAAGCGGTCAAGAAAAGCTGAGTTCTGTTCACGCACCCCAGCAAAGTTACCAGACGTATCGCCATGCCCGTTGGAGTTATCAGCCCCAAAAAACACGACATGGCTTGCGACTGGAATCCTTTCGCCTGTCTCTGCAATAGCGATGGCACGATGAGGGCTACGCTCACATAGACTGTGCAAGATCGACACCGACTGCGCTCTTGCGAACCCGATCTCATCTAGCAAGATGATGCTGCCGGGATGCTGAATGGCTTGCGTGATGATCCCCGCCTTCCATACCACGCTAGAGTTCTCAATCGTGTTGCCGCCAATGAAGTCAGCACGTTCCAGAGCCTCGTCAAAATTGACCCTAAACAACTTGCGCTTTAAACGAGCCGCTAACTGGGTCACGAACTCAGTCTTGCCAGTACCACGCTCACCAGCCAACCAGACATTGTCTGGGAGGACATCGTCCAGAGCGATTAGACTCTGGTGTAGGTGCGATGGGTTGAACACATAGTCATCGACTAACTGGGGGGCTTGTGGATCGCCCCAGACCCCTACCAGAAGGTCACCAAAGTCGACGTCACCGTAAGCAGTGACCGGGAAGATGTCCCCCGCCCGTTGCAGCTTAAATACCCCCACGGTATTCGCCACTTGAGTCAGTCTCTCTGGAGTCACTTCAGTGCGAAACTGATCAAACAGGTTCGCCAGACTGGCTTGAATCTTCGCTTCGTCGGGCTTGCTGATCGCTGCTACACGGGTCTCAAGCTTGCTCGACAATTTCGCAAAGTCGCTGCGAAGCTGGGTGAGAGCCGTGCCGACATCCGCGCTGGTTCTGCCGATCACTTGCAAGGCAGACTCGACTTGAGTCGCTGCACCTTGAGCGGTTGCGCTGATCGCGTTCACCTGTTGGCGCAGAGCATCATCCACAACAGCCCCAGCGGGCTTGGCTACAGATGCCCGGATGTTCAGCACCTGATCGAGACTGAGTGCGCCATGCCATACGAGATCGGCTACGGCAGTCGCTGCGGTTGCTTTGTCAGCACTTGTCAGAACACCAGCCGCCTCTTGTGCTGCATTGAGTTGCCCCAGTGAAAGCAGCACTAATTGCGCTTTAATGGTTTTTAAATTGGTAGTCATTTTGATTAGCCTCCGGTTAGATTACAAATGTGCTGCGGTCATTTGGACAGATCGGTAGACCCTGATCAGCCCATGTCTTGGTGATGCGTATGGTGTAGCCACAACCCGGACATGTTGCCTTCAACAGCCGAGTCGTTTGAACCTTGCGACCTGAGACGTTTAAACGGGCATGAGGATAAGCACCGATCTGGTCGAGCAGATTGGCGAACTTCTCGCGAAACACTTGCCCAGCAACGGTCGCAGTCGGCTTGCCTTCAAGCCATAGCGCTCTAACACAGGTTCTGAAACGAGTGCCATGCCCATCACCATCGGTTGCAGCGTGAGCCAGTTCATGTACCAGCACAGCAAACACGTCAACCTGATCATCAACGGTCGGCGAGATCAAGATCTCGTGGCTGCCGTCACTGCTTGCGCTTGGACTCCAATGCTCACCTATACGAGCGTTGTTTGCCTTAGCCCTTGATGATGGGAACCCACAGGTCACCCGGATTTTGTCAGGCAATGGGAATGAAACAGAATCAAACACCGGGCGCAGTTCTGAAACAGCCGCATCCAGCCAGTCCTCACGATTTTTGTGGTTGTTCATTTTATCTCTCCAGATTAGTTGGGAAGGACTTCCCCCAATGCCCATGAGGGCATTAGGTGACACCCTAAATTGACCCCCAGAATGAGTGCTGCTTGATCTTCCATTTTTCGATAACAGGCTTGCCATATTGATCTTCATCAATGCAGACATAGGCTACAGTCTTCTTGACGTTGCCAAACCTGACTGACCCATCGCCTACCGCAATTTCATGAGTGAATCCATTCTGCAAGCCCCAGTTATCCACGCAAATCCTGTAATCAAAGTGTTTATTGAATTCACAATTTCTGAACTCACCAATTTGCTTGCTGTCTGCATCCTTAAAATATCCCATGTCATCTCTCCAGTTAGTTGGGAAGGATTTCCCGCTATACCCATAAGGGCATAACGTGACACCCTCGTGTCACTCAAAGAGCAGGTTTCAACCTAGATTCGCACTCGTCACGACCGTCCAGTGTCGGAGTCAAAGCGGTTCATAACTGACCTCATCCCGTTCGTAGTCTCCCGACTACTACTAGTCTTGCCAGTCCAGCGGCAGCACCCCGCTGGTGGTTCAACTTACTTAAAACATACAACGAAACCGAATTATGGGGTGGTTTAAACATGCTAGCAAGCTTTTTGAGTTAAACAGTTGCATCTAAATGACAAGCCATTGATTACAAGCTGTTCTTAGTTTTGGCTAAAAGAGAACAAATAGATGAAATCGAGGGCTGTGAGGGTTGAACAGCGAAGCGATACGACATGATCTACTTGAATTCATGTCGGGACATTATCTAGGGCAATTAATGACGTAGAGATAACAAACAGAGGGCATGAGACTGGACATTGTCAGGGACAAATAGTCGCTACAAAGTACTGCACTTGACACGAGCCGTATAAACAACGAGCGTGATAGCTCATGAGTGATGCTATGAGTACAACGATGAGTATGCAAGCATGGCAATACGAGCCAATGACTATCAATAAGGACACGATAATGACCAACCCAGAACAAATAAGAATGACAGATTCAGGTGCTATCAGATTGACAGATGATGACAGTAGCATCGGAGGAGGAGGCGCTCTTCAATGCGAAGCAGAACAGCAAACCGATGTAAGAGTAAACAAGAAGAGAACTAACAGAGGCAGTAAAGAAAAGGATTCTAGTTCAGCCCTTACCAGTACTAAGAAGCCGCTCACCAGACTCACTGCTAATCAGAGAGCATTCGCAGAACATCTAGCCGCAGGCATGAACCAGACAGAGGCTTATATAAAGGCATACAACGTACGAACAACGAATCGGAATGTCATCTCGATCAATGCAAGTCGGCTGGCACGAGACAACAGAATCAGTATGCTACTAGAGTCGTTCACAGACTCAATAGCCGAGCGGGTTGTAGAGGATTCAGTGAAGACCCGGAGGTTCATACTCGAAGAGTTACACGGTCATGCTAGTAATGCAAAGACTGCCACTGAGAAGCTGAGAGCATTAGAACTAATGGGCAGAGCGATTGGAATGTTCACTGACAAAGTAGAGACCAAGACAGAAGCCATTAGCACTGAGCAACTGAAGAGGGAACTACGCAGCCATCTAGTATTGTTAGACAACGTCAGACCAATGAAGACAGTAGAGATCATCGCTGAAGACGCAGTCTGTTTAAACGATAATGACCTGTAGAACGAGCAACAGAGCCATTCTCCGACCCCACGGTGGTGGTATGCACCTGTGGTGAGCGGGGACTCCCCTCCGTCTATACGCTATGATCCACTCCTTCTATTCTCTATTTTTTATCTCTTACGAACATTTGTTCTCATCTCCGTAGGGGGGGGGTATATTATATTTTTCAGTGGCTTGACACGAACACTTGTTCTCACTACTATTCATAGTAGCTACAGAAGCTGCTCCAGCAGCGTATATACATTTCCTGTAGCGCAATAAGTAGCGCATATGGAGGCTAAGATGAAACGGCTATTGATTATGTTGTTGGTAGGGGTAGGTATATACACAGGAATGGTAATGGCTAATACAGATGCCTTTGTATGTGTTCCTGATGGCAGGGGTGGTATGTGCTGCTGGGAGACCACAGTAGAAGGTCCGTTTAGACCTGTTTCTTGCTAGAGTGGGAAACAAGGGCAGATAAAGAGCTAAAAGCTCTGGGGTAAGTGGGAAATAGTTTCGATGGCTCACGGGCTGGTATGAACAGGAGTGGGAAATGGATGAAGATTATGATGTAGTGACTGACGTTCTAAAGAAGCATCTTAATGTTCTTTTGGAAATGATTAACTCCAATGCAGAGCAAGGTATGTTTAATGGAATGGATCAAATCAGACTGGATCAGATAAATCAGCTAGACCGAGCGATAAGGATGTGGAGAGATGGAAAAGACATTTAACTTGGATGACTTCTCAGTACGGTTTAAGTTTGACCTAGATAGACCGTATGAGGGCATTAAGGCGTTCTGGGAGCCTCGTATACCTAACGAGGCAGAGATGCATCATCTGCTTCCTCTGTACATGGACGTTAGGACGAAGTATGTTGTATCGTTGATAGTGCAACACCCAAGCGTAATAGACGGACTTACATCTAACTGGAGTGCGACATGAAACAAAGTGAGTGTGAAACATGACATGGACCGTAGAGCTTCATATACACAACCTCACTGAGTACAACATAGACGTTGTTAACAACGATGTAGGTGTTGTTGGGGTAATACCTCCTCAAGGCAACTTCAATTGGTCCACTCAAGACCCTAACAATGCTGACGCATTGAGGTTCTGGATAATTCCTAATGAGTTCTACATGCAGGGTGGGGTTAACTTTGGACCAGATGCAGGGGTCTATATAGACAGGGGCTGGATGGAAGACCAGAGTATAGAATTGACCGGTGATGTTAATGGTCATCAGTTTGTCCAGAATGGGAATGGAGGGGCAGAGATAGTTCCTTGGAACGGCTTTGAGGGTGGCGGGACTATCAACATGGTCTTTACCTCAGTTTGAGCTATCCGTTTATAACTGACGCTATAGAACCCTTTGCCTGTGTAGAGGTGTTCTCTCCTGAAGAATGTAAGGAGATCATTCAAATAGGGCAGAAGGACTTAAAAGAGGCGTTGGTATTGGCTGCTAATGGAGAGTCTGAGTCTCATGAGATTAGAGAATGCCTTACAAGTTTCATTTCTCCCTCTAGGGGAGAATGGGTCTATAAGAGGCTAAGTTCTGCGGCTCAGGGGCTTAATGATAGGTTCTTTGGGTTCGATCTGTTTGGCTTCGCCGAAGATCTCCAGTTCACCCAGTACGAGGTAGGTGGTAGATATGATACCCATATGGACTGCATCTATCATGGGCGCATCAGGAAGCTCTCCATCTCCGTCCAGCTTGGTGAGGACTATGAAGGTGGTAACTTAGTGGTTAATTATGGGTCTGACCTAGTCATGCCCAAGACAACGGGGATGGCAATAGCCTTTCCTAGCACCGCTCTACACAGCGTACAGCCAGTAACAAAAGGCACAAGGTACAGCCTAGTAGGATGGATAACAGGACCAAGATTCAAATGACAAACAAGCAGCTAGAGATTCTAGAGTTCGTCCAGTCCTTTATAAAGACCAAGGGCTTTGCTCCATCCCTGCAGGATATCGCATCTGGTCTGGGGCTGAAGTCTAGGTCAAATATCCACAGACATATCCACATCCTAGAGCAAGAGGGGCGAATTAACATGAAGCCCCATAAGTTCAGGACAATCAGAATAGCCCCATCATTGGACGAGATGTTGTCTATATGAAAGAGTGTGGAACATGAGTGACCTCCTGACCAGAGAAGAGATCACTGGTTACCTGAGTATCCTTGATACCCTGCCTGCTGGTTCCCCGGACATAGAGAAGATAGATCAGCTATTCAAGGCAGATAAGAAAGAACGCTGCAGGCAGAACTTCCTGCCCTTTGTCCGCCAGATGTGGGGAGCATTCATCCCCGGCAAGCATCATCAGATCATGGCAGATGCCTTTGAAAGAGTCGCAAGAGGAGAACTCAAGCGGCTGATCATCAACATGCCGCCTCGTCATACAAAGTCTGAATTTGCTTCCTTTCTATTTCCTTCTTGGTTTCTGGGTTTGTACCCAGAAAAGAAGATCATCCAAACAGCCCATACCGCAGAACTCGCCGTGGGGTTTGGTCGGAAGGTCAGAAACTTGGTAGGGTCTGCTGATTATCAAGAGGTCTTCTCGACCAAGCTCCAGTCGGACAGCAAAGCAGCCGGTCGCTGGAATACAAACAAAGGCGGGGATTATTTTGCTATTGGGGTTGGGGGTGCGGTAACAGGTAAAGGGGCAGATGTCCTTATCATCGATGACCCTCATTCAGAACAGGAAGCAATGCAAGGAACCCCGCAGGTGTATGATCGGGTATTCGAGTGGTATTCATCCGGTCCTAGACAGCGCCTGCAGCCCGGGGGGGCAATAGTGATCGTCATGTGTATGGTTGGAAGCACCCGTGTGCTTCTATCTGACGGGACAGAAAAGCCATTACGGGATATTTGTATTGGGGATTTGGTAGCAACCTATGAAGATGGAGTACTTGCCACAGCCAAGATAAACAATTGGCAGTCAAGTGGTATTGATTCCATATATACAGTAAAAACGCAATCTGGCAGAATACTTCAAGCAAACGCGAGGCATCCGTTTCTTGTTGATTTTTCTGGAGGGCGCAAATGGATTCAACTGAAAGACCTAAAGCCGAATATGTCGCTTGTAGCATTGAAGGCTGCAACAGACCCGCTAGATCTCAAACAATACCCGGACTCTGCTCTGCTTGCCAAGCAAGAAGAAGTTACCATAAGAAGAACCCGGAAGCCCCGTACCGTCCAATCGGGCATCATGGGAAATGGAAAGGAAAAGACTGCTGGCACTGCAATTCCCACCCTGCTAAAGCCAAAGGATTATGTGGTTACTGCTATTCAAAACAGTACCCTCCAGAAAAGCCAACGCCAGAGAAAAACAGAGCGCGGCGCATTAAGCATAGGTACGGAATTACAGGTGAGGAGTATGACCGCATGGTTGCGGAGCGCGGCAACCTGTGCGATGTCTGTGGGGAGCCACCTTCTACAAAAAATACAAGGGCGCATTGGAACGGTAAGCTATGTATCGACCATGACCATGCCACCGGAGTTGTCAGAGGATTGCTCTGCAATGACTGCAACCTTGCCGTTGGATATGGCAAAACACCAGAAAAATTACAACGAGCCGCTGAATACCTACAGCGTCATTCTGGATAAGATAACCAGCATAACGCCTTCTGGAGAAGAAGAGGTTTTTGATGTCGAGGTAGATAGGACTGAGAATTTCATTGCAAATGGGGTTGTTAGCCATAATACTAGGTGGTCTAAGAGAGACTTAACAGGTCAGATCCTTAACAACGCCATTAAGAGAGACTTGGAAGACTGGGAGGTTATAGAGCTACCCGCCCTGCTTCCTAGCGGCAAGCCCTTGTGGGCTGAGTTCTGGAAGCAAACAGAACTAGAGGCTATCAAGGCAGAACTCCCAGTAGCTAAGTGGGAAGCGCAGTACCAGCAGAACCCCACCTCAGAGGGTGGGGCTATCATCAAGCGGGAGATGTGGAAGATCTGGGATAGAGAGAAACCCCCAGAGGTTGACTACATTATCCAGTCTTGGGATACCGCATTCGAGAAAACCAACAGGGCAGATTATTCCGCATGTACAACATGGGGAGTCTTCTATAGGGAAATAGACGGAATTGAACAAGCTAATATTATCGTGCTTGATGCGTTTAAAGAGCGCATGGAGTTCCCAGAACTCAAGCGTACAGCCTATGATCTGTGGAAAGAATGGAACCCTGACACCCTCTTGGTGGAGAAGAAAGCAGCGGGTGCGCCGTTAATATATGAGCTGAGAAAGGCAGGTCTGCCTGTTTCGGAATATACACCGGGGAAAGGGTCAGATAAGATAGCGCGTGTAAACGCAGTGTCAGATCTATTTGCGTCAGGAATGGTATGGCGACCAGATACAAGATGGGCAGATGAATTGGTAGAGGAGGTGGCTTCCTTTCCTAATGGGGACCATGATGACTTGGTTGATTCAACCACCCAAGCATTGCTCAGATTTAGACGAGGCGGCTTTATTCATCTCTCCTCAGATGAGGAAGATAAAATGTTTATTCCAAAGAAGGCAGCGTATTACTAAGTGGGTAAAAATATCTCTAGAACCAAAAGACCTCTTGGACATAGGGACGGTCAGAGGGTATCTATTGTGGCATCTTTATGGAATAAAAAGATTCCTAGAAGACCCAGCAAAATGGTTACGCAGACAACAGAAGCTAAGAAGGACAAATAAGTATTTATTAGAACTGGCAAAGCAGAAAATGCCAATGTATGACCCTCCGTCTACAGACGAAGTTAAAGACTTTATCCACCAGTCAAAAAATAGGAAGATAAATCATGGCGATTAGTAAATCATTATATAACCTGCCGGTAGGACTAGACTCTACAGAAGAAGAGGCTGTTGAGTATGAGTTACCAGTAGAAGATGATGGCAGTGTTATTGTAGAAATTAATGTTGAATCATTCGATGACAATCTTGCAGAGGTAATTCCAGAGGCAGATCTGGAATCTATTTCATCAGAAATATTAGACGACATTCGTACAGACGTTAGCTCCAGAAAAGAATGGGAAAGAACATATAAAGAAGGTCTAGAGCTATTGGGATTGAAGATAGAAGACCGTACAGAGCCTTGGGATGGGGCTTGTGGCGTGTTTCATCCCATCCTAGCTGAGTCTGTAGTTAAGTTTCAGTCAGAGACAATTATCGAGACATTCCCTGCGTCAGGTCCAGTAAAGACAAAGATTATTGGAATGGTCACCGCTGAGAAAGAAGAGGCTGCTGCTCGTGTTGCTGAAGACATGAACTATGAATTAACTGAGAATATGGTTGAGTATCGCCAAGAGCATGAAAGGCTTCTCTGGAACCTGCCAATTTCAGGATCGGCATTTAAGAAAGTCTATTATGACCCAAGTCTCTGCCGTCAGGTTTCGATGTTTGTCCCAGCAGAGGACGTAATCGTCCCTTATGGCGCGTCTGATTTGTTCTCCTCGCCAAGGGTCACGCATAGAATGCGTAAGACCCCGAACCTCATCCGTAAATTAATGGTTGCTGGTTTCTATCGGGACATAGAGTTAGGTGACCCCGATACAACCGTTACAGAAATAGAAAAGAAGAAGGATGATGAGGTTGGCGTTAACATTATTGATGATGATCGCCAGCTTATCTATGAAGTGCATCTTGATTATGATATGCCGGGGTATGAAGACCCCGATGGAATCGCTCTGCCTTATGTTGTCACCATCGTTTCCTCCGGTGAGATTCTATCTATCCGCAGAAACTACCTAGAAGATGACAAGCTACGCGAAAAGCGTATGCATTTTGTCCATTATCCCTATATTCCCGGCTTTGGCTTCTATGGATTTGGATTAATCCATCTTGTTGGTGGATTTGCTAAGTCTGCCACCTCAATTCTGCGTCAATTGGTAGATGCTGGGACATTATCCAACCTTCCGGGTGGATTTAAGTCCAAAGACCTGCGTGTTAAGGGTGACGACACCCCCATAGCACCGGGAGAATGGCGAGATGTGGACGTAACTGGGATGACAATCAAGGATTCAATCATTCCTCTGCCATATAAAGAGCCTTCAGCTACCCTTTATCAGCTTTTACAGACCATCGTAGAAGAAGGGAGAAAGTTTGCTTCAGTTGCAGACCTGAAAGTAGGAGATATGTCAGCTCAAGCCCCTGTTGGGACGACCCTAGCGATCCTAGAGCGGACGCTAAAGGTCATGAGCGCAGTCCAAGCCCGTGTTCATGCAGCAATGAAGCAAGAGTTTAAACTCCTAGCAGGCATTGTTCGGGATTACACCCCTGAAGACTATGCCTATGAAGTGGATGTCTCTGCAGATAACGCAAGAAAGGCTAAGAAACAGGATTACGACATAGTCGAAATCATCCCTGTATCAGACCCTAACGCATCAACAATGGCTCAACGGGTCGTCCAGTACCAAGCAGCCCTGCAACTTGCCACCACCGCACCTGCTATCTATGACCTGCCGCAGCTCCACAGGCAAATGCTAGAAGTGTTAGGAATCAAGAACGTAGAGAAGTTAGTTCCAGTAGAAGATGACATTAAACCTAAAGATCCAGTGTCAGAAAACATGTGTATTTTGTCTGGAAAGCCGGTTAAAGCGTTCCTTTATCAGGATCATGAGTCCCATATTAAGGTGCATTTAAACGCCATCATGGACCCAAAGATGCAGAAACTGATCGGTCAAAACCCACAGGCTCCTACCATTCAGGCGGCTTTGCAGTCTCATGTCGCTCAACATGCTGGGTTCCAGTACCGGATAGAGATTGAGAAGATGCTGGGTGTTCAGTTGCCTCCGCCAGACGAGCCATTGCCAGAAGATATTGAAGTGGCTTTGTCAAAGGCGATAGCCGATGCCTCAGACAAGCTGCTCCAGAAAGATCAGGCAGAAGCTCAACAAGAGCAAGCAGCCGTTGCTCAACAAGATCCTCTGGTTCAGATGCAGCAGCAAGAGCTGCAATTGAAGCAGGCAGAACAGCAAAGAAAGGCAGCAAAAGATCAGGCAGATCTAGAGTTTGCAAGAGAAGAATTGCAAAGCAAGGATCAATTAGAGCGCCTGCGTATTCAGTCTCAAACAGAAATAGGATCAATGCAAGTAGAAGCAAGACTCTCTGATAACCAAATGAATAGGGAATTCAAAGAGCATGAGTTGCAAATCAAACAGACCCTAGAAAGCCTGCAGATGCGTTCAGATCTGTCCCAGTCAACTCTGGATAGGGAGCTAAAGCGAAGTTCTGCTCAGGCTAAATTAACTTCAGACGCATTAAAGTCAGGAAACGATAGTGGAGCTTAAACATTATCTGCATCGGGAATTGAGTATAGATCAGCAAGGACTGAAGGATACACTCGCCTTCAATCCTGTTGAAGATTTCGCCGCCTATCGAGAGATAGTAGGCGAGATTCGTGGTATCCAGCGAGTGCTAAGACTGTTAGAGGATTTACCTGATGACTGAAGAAGCAAGCAAGTTAGAACTACCAATACCCAAGGGCTACCGAATCCTGATTGCCATACCGAAGAAGGATAAGGAGTTTAAGGATTCAAAAATATTAATACCTGAAGACCAAAGGCGTAGAGAGGAGACGGCATCAATTGTAGGAGTTGTTGTCACCCTTGGTTCTATGGCGTATCAAGACCCTGAAAAGTTTCCAGATGGTCCTTGGTGTGCTGAAGGCGACTACATCATTATGAGGTCGTATTCTGGTACGAGGTTCAAAATCACCACGCCCGAAGGTGATCAAGAGTTTCGCATAATTAACGATGACACCGTTGAGGCTGTTGTTGCTGATCCACGGGTTGTTACCCGCATTTAAAGGAGGAGTTATGGACGAGAACTATGAAACAGAATCAGATGAACCGGAAGAGAAGTTTGAAATAGAGGTCGTAGACGATACCCCGGAGGCTGATAGGGGAAAAGAGTATCGGGCAAAAGGAGATGTAGATGCCTCAGAAGATGAGATATCTCAGTACTCCGATAACGTAAAGAAACGGATTAAAGAGTTAAGTCGGGCTTATCATGACGAGCGCAGAGAGAAAGAGCGTCTTGGTCGTGAGCAAACCGAAACCGTTAGCTTTGCAAAGCAACTTGCCGTGCAAAACAAGCAACTGCAAGACCGTCTTTCTGCTGGTGAACTAGAGCTTGTAGAGTCAAGCAAGCAGCGCACAGCGGCTCAGATGGCTCATGCAGAGCGTGAGTACAAGGATGCTTTTGAAGCGGGTGATACTGACCGCATTATTGCAGCTCAAAAACTCTTGTCGGAAAATGTTGTTTATAAAAGGGAACTTGACAACTATCAACATCAGTATCAAGCCCCTTTACATCACGAACAAAAGGTAGTAGAAAGACAACCTGAGATTGTCCCTGATGAACGCACCCAGCAATGGGTTGAAGAAAACGACTGGTTTGATAAAGACTCAGTTATGCGGGGCGCAGCTTTTGGAATACACGACGATCTGGTTAAGACCGGATACGTTGCAGGTTCAGATATCTACTTCGAGCGCTTAAACGCTCGCATCCGGGAGGAATTCCCGCAAAAATTCGGGTCCAAGAGACCTGCCGCGAATGTTGTTGCTTCTGCTTCTAGAGGTACAGCGGGTACTAAAAAAATCTCGCTTACAAAGTCTCAAGTCGCTCTTGCTAAACGACTTAACCTTCCACTAGAAACTTATGCGGCTTATGCTGCCAAGGAGCTTAACAATGTCCGATAGAACCCCACGGGATGTAGTAACACGCACAACAATGGAACGTAAAACGGCTTGGACACCTCCGTCTTTACTTCCAGTTCCAAGACAAGTAGAAGGCACTTCTTATCGCTGGATCAGAAAGATGATGCAGGGACAAGTAGATGACCGGAATATGATGTCTAAACAAGAAGAGGGCTGGATTCCTATTAAAAGAGAAGATCACCCGGAATTGCAGTATTCGGGTAGGACTACAGGACTCGTCGAAACAGGCGGATTAGTGCTTTGCAGTATGCCTACGGACTTTGTGAACCAGCGGAATGCTCATTACCGCAAGATCACAGATGCCCAGACAGCCGCTGTAGACTCTAATCTAATGAGAGAAAATGATCCTCGTATGCCTCTTTTCAGTGAGCGCAAGTCGTCCACAAGCAGAGGCAGAAGAGACTAAAGGAGTATTTAAATGGCTTACCCTACTATAAATGGACCTTATGGGCTAAAACCCATAAACCTGATCGGTGGACAAGTATATGCTGGAGCCACTCGTCAGATGGAAATTGAACCAACATACGCTACCAACATTTTTTACGGTGATTTCGTAAAGAGAGTTGTCGGTGGATTTGTTGAGCTTGATGACGGAACGACCGCTAACACCCCAGTCGGTGTGTTTCTTGGTTGCACCTACGTCAGCGCAGTAACGAAACAGCCGGTTCAATCGCAATACTACCCAGCTTCAGTTTCGGTTCAAGCAAATACCGAAATCTACGCTACTGTTGCAGATGATCCTGACACCTTGTTCCAAGTCGCAGTTTGCTCAAGCGGAGTTGTAATGGCTACCGTTACGCAAAACGCAATTGGCACAAACATGTCAATTCTGGCAACCGCTGGTAACACAGCTACCGGAAACAGCAACTTTTCCGTTCTAAGCAGCTCACCAGCAGCTACCAATACGTTCCCAGTACGGGTTATCGATGTTATTCCTGCAACAGCTCCTTCGGCTGGCAACTACGCTGAAGTAATTGTTAAGATTAACTTCGGTATTCATCAGTATAACAATGCAACAGGTTTGGCTTACGCCTAAAAGGAGTTACTTAAATGGCTGCTATATCACGCGCACAACTGCTAAAAGAGTTACTCCCGGGGCTGAATGCCTTATTTGGTTTGGAGTACGCTCGTTACGGCGAAGAACACAAAGAGATTTTCGAAACAGAAACCTCTGAGCGTTCCTTCGAAGAAGAAACAAAACTGGCTGGCTTCTCAGCAGCACCTGTCAAGAACGAAGGCTCTGCCATCGCTTACGACAATGCTCAAGAAGCTTGGACCTCACGCTATCAACACGAAACTATCGCTCTTGGTTTCTCGCTGACTGAAGAAGCAATCGAAGATAACTTGTACGATTCTCTCTCAGCTCGTTACACCAAGGCTTTGGCTCGTGCTATGGCATACACCAAGCAAGTTAAGGGCGCGAACATCCTGAACAACGGATTTTCAGGCTCTTACCCCGGTGGTGACAATGTTGCATTGTTCAGTAACGCACACCCATTAACCGGTGGCGGCACAAACAGCAACATTCCATCTACCCCTGCTGACTTGAACGAAACGTCCTTGGAAGCGGCTGTTATTCAGATCGCTGCTTGGACTGACGAACGTGGTTTGCTGATCGCCGCTAAACCTCGCAAGTTGGTTGTTCCTCCTTCACTGATGTTCGTTGCAACCCGTATTCTGGAAACAGAACTGCGTACCGCAACTGCTGACAATGACATCAATGCATTGAAGAACAACGGTTCGATCCCCGGTGGATATTGTGTCAATCACTTCTTGACCGACACCGATGCATGGTTCCTGACCACAGACGTACCTAACGGTCTGAAGCACTTTGTGCGTTCACCATTAGCTCAGTCGATGGACGGAGACTTTGATACGGGCAACGTCCGCTACAAGAGCCGTGAGCGTTATAGCTTTGGCTGGTCAGATCCTCTCGGAATGTTTGGTTCCGAAGGTCAGGCATAAGTAGTATTTGTGCTAGTTTGGGGGACTTCGGTCCCCCTTTCTTTTTGTGCCTTGACACTGTTTATATAAGGTGATAAAAAGATAATAACCAAGAAC